CGAGGTGAGGGAGAGATTGCCGCCGGCGCCCGTGATCAGGTTGGCGTTCGCCACGCTGAAAAAGCTCGCGTTGTCGAGGAACGCGGTCCAGAAGACCTTGTTCAACTTGAGCGCCGCGCCGCGACCGAGCTTCATCGGGATCTGCGTCAGGGCGCCCAGGTCGTCGTCTATGATGTTCGCCCTGGTGATCGCGACCATCTTCCCGTAAGTGCGCGCGCGGTTCTCGAACGTGTCTTCGCTCACCGTGCCGTGCGTGAACTCACCGTCGGGTGCGATTTCCTCGTATTCGAAGCCGCCATTCAGGCGATAGCTCGTGTTGGTCTTGAAGTCGGAGACGTTCTTCGTCGAGCTGATGTTGGCATAGGTCCGCTCGACCGCCATGAAACCTTCGAGCAGGAACTTGTTCGCCGTGTTCGAGAAGATTCCGGGCAGGCTGAGCGTCGAGAACGCAGCCTCGAGTGCGCCGCGAATGTCGCCCTTCACCGAACGGCCCTGCCATCCACCCTGGTGCGCGGCGATTGCGATGATCTCCTGTAGGCCGATCCGACCCTTGAACGCCTTGTGCGCAGCGTCGAGCACCTTCGGGTCGAACTTCTTCTCGATGTTTCGCAAGCCGCCGGCGATACAGGCCGCGGCCTCGATCGTCGTGGCGTCGATCCCGCCGCCGCCCACGTGCACGGCGGGCGCAGTCGGACGCGCGGCCCGCAGCATCTCGAGCTCCGCCTTCTCGAGGGACCAGTTCTCCTCGATGGCCTTGGCCGCGAGCTCGCCGTGTTCCCGGCCGGCGAGCTTCTGGATCGCCGCCTGGCGGCGCATCTCGCCCGCGCTCTGCGCGCGCATCGCCGCCATCAGTTCTTGCGCGGACTGATCGGGGATCGGCCCGAGCGCCCCCGCCTCGACCTTCGGCTTCGTCTCGGTGACGGTGGCAGCTGCGCCCTTCGTCGCCGGCTCGCTCGCCTCGACGGCGGGCGAATCCTCGTGCTTGTCCTTGACTGCCATTTCCGTCTCCTTTGCGGACGCTGCAACCGACACGTTCGTGCCGGAGTCGGCGCCCAAGTCCACGAAACTGATCTCGCGAAGGGTCGATTTTCGAATCACGTCGATCGGCCCGTCGACCATCCGGCCGTTCACTTCTGTTGACTTGCCCTCGGCAATGAACTCAACCTGGTTGGCGTCCATGCCGACCGACGCCTGCCACGGGAACCCGTTCTTCGCCGAGCTCGCGACCTCGCGCGCCGACTCGGTGTCAAACGAGAGCACGCCGGTTGCGACGATCTGGCCATCTCGGATTGCCACCGCGTCCGAGTGCCCGATGGTTTTGCTCGGATCGTGGTTGCGGCGAATGGCAACGGACTGCGTGGGAGTCGACACTCCACCGAGGTCGATCACGACCGGGTCCCACCACAGGGACACGCGGATCGGCGCGCCGGTGTAGGCGACCATCGAGAACGTCGGGAGCTTCTTCCCGTCGCCGTCGGCAGCGAGCACCAGGCCCGCGGGGCAGATGAGCGAGAGCGTCTTCGGGTGCTCAGTCTTCTTCGGCATCGGGATCTCCGTCGTCGACCATCGGCTCGGGTTGCGCGGGTTCCATCGCCGGCGGCGTGAGGCCGAGCTCGTCCATGAGCGCCACTTCTTTCGCGCGCTGGCGGACCTGCTCTTCCCAGTCGAGCCCGCGGCTGCTGTACTCCTCGGCGAGCGTGGTCGTGTTGTTCTCGAGGCGCGTGCCCTGCGCGTTCGCTTCCTTCTCGGGGTCGACGTGCTCGGACCCATCCCAGAACCAGCGGTGCTTCGGCAGCGGGCCGCGGCGCCGGAACGCTTGCGGGAGCAGGCCCTCGATCAGCGAGGCTTCCGAGATGAACTCGCGGAACAGGGGATTCAGCACCAGGCGCGCGATACGCGCGCGCTCGACGCGGATGGCTTTGTTGTAGACCTGGTGATCGAGCCGGCCGGAGGCGTAGTTGTAGGAGCTCGAATCGCAGGCCGCGACGTTGTAGGGCACATTCAGGCACCTGGCGATTTCGGTCAGGTACTCGCGCTTCGCCATCGCATAGGTCGTGGTCGGCTGCTCGGGCTTCGCCTGGCCGAGCGACCACCCCTGCGGCAGGACGGTTGCCATGCGCTTCTCGAGCTCCCACGTGCTCATCTCGGGGATGGAGTCCGCCTCGTCGGCGTCCGTCGGTGGGAACTGCGATTGAATGACGAGCGCTAGGTCGGCCGCGACTTCGGCGGCAGCCAGCACCGCGAGCGAGTAGCGACGCAGCTGGGCGAAGAGCGGCAGCGCCGCCGTGATCTCGGGGATCCCGCGCATCTGGCCAGGGCGCAGGCGAAGGAAATAGTGGAGCATCGACCGCGCGGGGATGGTGCTCGACTGGCTGAAAAACCCCGTCATGGAGCGGCGGTCGCCAGGATGCTCGGCCAGCAACTGGTAGCTGAGCGCGCGGCCGAAGCGATCGAACAGGATCCCGTCGGCCTCGTTCGGCTCGAGCGTCGGAAAGGGATTCGCGACCTGCTCGGCTTCCACGAGCTGGAGGTCGAGCTGAACCGGGAACTCACTCCTCGGGTTGCTCGCCATCACGGCGAAGGTCTCACCGTCCTCGTACTTGGCGAGCCGCATGGTGTGGAGCTTGCCGGTGAGGTCGATGTCCTCGGCCCACTCGCTGAAGATTTCCTCGAGCGCCGAGTCGGCGGACCGGTCCCCGCTCGTCACCTGCAACCGCGGGCCCGTGCCGATGCAATCGTTCGCGAGTGTCAGCCCGATTCCCTGGGCATAGGAGTTGTTCGACACCTCGTAGCGCGCTCGGTTGCGGAGCGTGCGCCTGATCTCCGGGGCGTTCGCGGCGTTGGCCGAGAGCGCGTCCGCCGCGCCCCAGTGCTTGCGGTTGTCGATGTGCGTCTGGGCGGCGTCGTAACGGGCCCTGAGCTCGCGGAGCTTCGCGTTCGCGCGCTGTGCGACCTCCTGCGCCGCTACGAGACGGGCGTCGGTCCGCGCGGCTTTGGTGCGCCTGCGTGGCGCCTTCGGCTTGGCCATGCACTAAGGGAAGAACCGGACGCCAAGGCCGCGCAATCCGGCCGGCAAGGTGAGGCGCTATGCGTAGCGCGCTCCGTGTGGAACATCTTGGGAGCCATGCCGTGCGCATCCCGTTGGCAAGGTTGGGCGCCAGTCGCTTTGCGTGGTATGCTCAAGGCATGAGCCAACACTTCACCTATCCCGACGCCGAGCGTCGTTACCTGAACGACCCTGTGTTCCACGCGATGGTCCACGCGATGCTCGGTTGGATTCAGCAGCTGCATCTGACGCCCGGCGAGTTACGCGACGCAGCAACGTTCGCCTCGATCAAGTTCGAGATGGAGTTCGGCCCGTCGCCGGCGATCTTCACGCGTCCAGGCGGTACAGCCGGAGAAGTGCAGGCTCAGCGCGAGTCAATGGGGAATGTTCCGCCGCCGCCGACGGGCCACGCATGAGCTGCCCGCAATGCAAGAACGAGGACGTGTCCCGCGACGAGTGGCGGAACGAGCCAGGCAACGAGTGCGACTGGTCGCTCGCAATGGACGAACACGGTAATACCCTGGTGTTCTGCCCGTTCTGCGCCGTGCGACTGCCGCTGACGGTGGGCGAGCTTCAAGCCTTCAAGCCGCTCGCATGGACGCGCGAGAAACCGACCAAGCCTGGCGTGTATTGGGCAACCCGCCAGGACGATGGTTACATGTCGATCATTGACATCTGCCGGGAGGAGGAAGGATGGCTCTGGGTGGATTACGCCAACGACCAATCGTTGCATGACTGGGAATGGTTCTGGGGCCCGCTCGACATTGTCAAGCCGGAGCCGCCGGCGTCATGACTCACGCACGCCGGTCTGCCTCATAGGTCGTCTTGAGCGCCCCGCAGTTCCGACACTCGCGCCGGCGGCGGACCTGCCTCCCCCACGTGGGCCGCGACTCGAGGGTATAGAAGTGCCGGCACCCGCATCGCGCGCACTCGAGCCCGCGGTCCTCGGACGCCGTGTCGATTTTTCCAGTCCCATTCGACGGCGGATGGCGCTTCATCCACGCCACCCCGCCCTGGCATGAGAGCGCGCCGCCCGCTCCGCCAGGCTCACCTTGCGCCGCGGGCCAATCCTGGTCGATGGCATGCCCTGGAGCGTCACGCCGAGGATGCTTGCCGCCACGCCCGCCCCCACGAGGCAGTCGAGCAGATGGTTTTCGCGCTGTCCTGGGCGGAGTGTCCAGATGTCCACCACACGCGAGCTCCCCTGCATCCGCGTCCGGAACTCCGAGGTCAAGTGCTCCGCGATCATCCGGTGGCGGTTGGGGTTCCGCCCGTAGAGGCTTAGACATCCATGGTCTCCCATCGTCACGGCGAGCCGTGCGTG